CTACAACTTCGATAGAGACATCCACGTCACAACTAAAGAAGACTCAGGCAAGAAGTACTGGGGAATTGACTTCAACGTGGACTATATGACTGCCGTCCTTATGTGTGAATATACCGACTCATCTGTTCATGTCCTGGACGAAATACGGCTAAGCAATTCCAACACTATGGAAATATCGGCGAGAATGGCGAAGATAGCACCGAACCTGAGAGTGTATCCAGACCCAGCGGGGAAAGCTCGTTCTACGCAATCCTCACGCTCAGATCATACCCTTCTGAGAGATGCGGGATTTACTGTGTTAGCAAGGAAGGCTCATCCGTCTCACAGGGACAGGCTTAACTCACTTAATCGGAAGCTGATGGATGCCAACGACAAGATAGGATTGTCCATTGATCCATCTTGCAAGTATGTGATTAAAGATTTAGAACAAGTACAGCGAGATAAGTCAGGCGGGATAGACAAGAGTAACATTGAACTCACTCACGCACTGGATGCTTTGAGCTATGCTATTGAGTATCGATTCCCCATTCGCCAGATAGCTCGGAGTGTGAAGTGGTAGATTTAATTCAGATAGTGCTTATCATTACCAATTCGCTATTGATCGCAGGGATGCTGCTCATCTGGCGGTTGATGTATCGGTCAGGGAGGCAGTTAAATAAAGAGATAAGAAAGATTAAGGACAAACCAATTTTCAATCAAAGTATAGGTGTATCGTGAGATCAGTAAATCAAATAGTTATTCCTGAGTATAGCAAAGAGCTGGTCTTGCAATCAGTTCGTGATGCTCAGAAGGATTTGTTACAGAAAGAGGATGGAGAGAAAGCTACAGCTCTCGACTTTTATTATCACAGGAACGTAGATCAGCACATAGACAAGTGGTTCTCATCTTCAACCTTAGAAATGGTGCCCAGTTATCCGCAGAAGATCGTGCCTCGCATGGCAAGAGCAAGGAATTTAATCTTCAAAAAACCACCTAAAAGAACGATATCAGGGGAAGTGAATCCTGACTACAACGGATTGGCTCACAACCTGGATACCAAGGCGAGAGAGGCGACTGAGCTGACTTGGCTCTTGAGGGATTTAGCTTTCAGGTCTAAGTGGAATGAGAAGCGTGGACGGTTAGAATATGACTGCATTCCATTCTACAAAACCTACTATATATCTGGAGAGACAGAGCCATTTGGAATCAGCTATGAGATATCCCGTGACAAGAATATGGACAGGATATTTGTCTTCTGGAGTGATGACCTTCACTTCAAATACACGCAAGGTGGGAAGATATTACGCATTAATGATGACGACATTAATCCGTACGGGAAGCTGCCGTTCACGTTTAGTTCTGTTAATCAGGGTGCTGAGGATGTCATAAGAGCTGCAATCCAGATAGGAATAGCTTCTACCGAAATTGCACTTGCAGAGAGATTCAGCTTTGGACAGCCCGTTCTTAGTGGATATACAGGCGACTCTAAGCTCCAATTAGGAATAGACCGTATCTTAATGCTTGATGAAGGCTCGTCATTCTCATTCGCTGGTAATCCCGGAAGTCTAAAAGATATGATTGAGGTAGTGAAGAACTTCGCTGATCAGACAGCTATCAACAACCACTTGAGAATCAGATGGGCTGATAGCGGGGGCAATCCACCATCTGGCGAAGCATTAAAGGTTTTAGAGTTGGAGAATATAGAGACCAGGCAATCAGAGTTACCGTTGTGGCTGGAGTGGGAGAAAGACCGCTATGCCATTGACAGAAGAATTATAGAGGTACACACTGGCAAGTCATTCAGTGAAGATTATGCGGTGGACTTCGAAGAGGTATCATTCCCGAAATCAGATCAAGAGGTGAGGGATTCGTGGAAGTGGAAGTTCGAGAACAACCTTGCTACTCGGGAAGACTACTTCAGATGGGAGAATCCCGACATAAGCGATGAAGATTTAGAGAAGAAATTGGGAGAGATAGACGAGAGCAAGAAAATAGAGAAGGAAGCGGAAGCACCGCCAGCATTTGGAGGATTGAGGAAACTTGGCACAATTAGTGCATGACTATCTGGACAAGATAGATGACTTGCAAGAGACTGTCATTGAGGATGCCGATATGATACTCGGTCAGATAGATATAGACGAGCTATTGAAAGACCCAGAGGGGTATCTAATGGCTCTTGGTGATGCCTTTCTTGGTGAACATATAGACGAAGTAGAGAAAGCTCACAAGGAGGGGGGCAAGTTTGCCGATAAGGTATTGAAGAAAATATGAGTGTGACTGTTACAAAGAATTTCGACTTAGGAAGGATCAATTTGGATTTGAGTCGTGCGTTGAACGAAGCAGCGGATGTTGTTGTGTTGGATATTGAGGATGGCATTAAGGCTGGCAGGGACATTACAGGGTCACCAATGACAAAACTACAGCCCGATACAATAGCAGACAAACGGAAGAAGGGATATCCATCGCCACGCACAGCCTTATTTGCTACAGGAACAATGAAGAAGGTTTATATACCCAAAAGCAAAAGGGCAAACAAAACACGCCAGGTTGTTGAGATTATCGTGGCTAAAAAGCGAGACGATGTTGGTGTATATCACCAGAAGGGCGGCGGCAACCTACCCAAGCGTGAATGGTTTGGGATCTCAAAGACGGCTGAAAAGCGAGCATTCAATCTGTTGGAAATGAGAGTAGAGCAGGAATTAAGGCGTGCCTGACGAGATGAGCATAATACTATCAAATGAGCTGTCGAATGTAGCAGCACAGACAACCCTCGACTTGCAAGGGTTGATCGCTTCAATGAGAACATCGGGAATGTCGGATTCGGCGATTAAAGCGACTTTAATGTCTGACCTAACCTCGGGTGGGAGATTGTTTGGAAACTACCGAAATGGCGTGAAAAACACCGTTAAAAGCGGTATAGGGAGAGCAGGGAACATCGCAAGTGAGGGGAGATTCTTTTCTGCTGGGGTTAATGAGTTTCGGTGGGTAACAGCATCATCGAAGCCTTGTCCTGACTGTGAAAGACGACACGGGGAAACAGGGACGATGGAATATTGGCGTACAGCAGGGAAGCCACGAAGCGGCTTCTCAGTCTGTCAGTCGAGCTGTCAATGTCAACTACTTCCTGTTGGATATAACGGCGAGAACCTTGAAAAGCCATTGGTGAGAGGGAAGAAGAAGTCAATAACTAAAAACAATTTAACGATTACTGGTGGTAATAAAGCTAACATTGGTGCAATTAGTCAATCTGTAAATAAATTTAATAGAATCGCCCCAGAGGGGACTGAAGTTATATTTAAAAAATCATCTCCTCATGACACTATATTGGCAAAGAGGATGGGTCACTATAGCAGATCAACGGGCAACATAACATTATTTGATGATGCTTTAAAAAGAAATCAAGGCAATGATCCTGGAGGTTTCCTCCACCGCATTGAAAATAAAAAAAGATTGGCTGCAAAAAAAACGAAACTGGAAGAAACCATAAGGTTTGTAAAAGAAAACAACCAGGTTGATTTGTTGCCGTTTTATGAGAAACAATTGAACGCTGTTGTTGCTGAATTGAATGATCCTTGGAGGTCAAACGTACTCGGTTCAAACCAAGTGCAATCAGTTTTTAATCACGAATTTGGACACTTGCTTGATAGAACAGGTAGAATAACTGAGGCATCAAAAAAGCTTGGGATTAAATCTTTTGATGGGTCTATATACATATCTGACTACGCATTAGAAAGCCAAGGTGAATTTATGGCGGAGGCGTTTGCCGCATATATGGAGGGCGAAAAGATAAAAGGGCTTGAAAATTTGTGGCAAGTATTCGATGAGATATTAAAGTGAGTGATTGCTTTTCAACCAAACAATGTTTTCAATGTTCTAATTATATTGGCAGAAAAAAATGCTTGGCTTTTGTCGATGAAATTCCGATTGAACTTTTTACAGATGAGTTTATTCACACCAAACCATTCAAGGGTGATAACGGAATAAGATTTGAACCAGAAGATGAACAAAATTTACAAGACCGTTAAATCGGTAAGGGAAGCTGACAACTCAAACGAGAGGTTAAAATGACAGAAGAGAAAGTCGAA